ATGGTGTTCGTGGACGAGGCGTGGCGGGTCAAGCGGGAGGTGATCGACGGGGCCATCGGACCCACGATGGCCGAGTCGGAGCAGCCGCAGATGTACCTCGTGTCCACCGCTGGCGATGCCGAGTCCGACCTGATGCTGATGGCCCGGGACGCCGCCCTGACCGAGTTGGAGGCCCCGCAGACCACCCTCATCTTGGAGTGGTCCGCCCGGCCGGAGGACGACGTGAAGGATGAGCGGGCATGGCGGGCAGCCTCCCCGCACTGGTCGCCCCGGCGACGGCAGGTGGTGCTGGCCGCGCTCGGATCGTCCACGGAGGCCGAGTTCCGCTCCCAGTGGATGAACCAGTGGCAGCCGTCCATTGACGAGTCGCAGGCGTTGGTGTCCGCCGCCGTCTGGGACTCCTGCGCCCGGGTGACCCTGCCCCGGTTCGGCGATGAGTCGAGCATCGTCGTGGAGGTGGAGCACAACTTCGGCAACGGTGCCTGCGTGGCGCTGGCGTGGTGCGACCCTGACACAAGTCAGATCGCCGGGCAGGTGGAGTTGGTGGAGCGGCTGCCCGACGCATGGCTGCGGGTGCAGGAGTACCGGGAGCGGTGGCCCAACTGTGTCGTGCAGGTCGGGGTGACGCTGGCGACCGACCCGCTGCTGGTCGATGTGGTCGGCTACGACGGCGCTGGCAAGGTCGGCACCACCGAGTTGCGGGAGGCGCTGCCGCTGCTGCGGGAGTTGATCGGGCAGCACCGCCTCGTCCACAACGGTCAACCTGACTTGCGTCAGCAGATCATCCAGTGTCGGGTCCGGGCGGCGGTTGGTGGCGGTTTGGGCGTGGTTGGGATAGATGAGCGGCGCTCGGACGCTGTGCGTGCGTTCACGAGGGCGGTACTCTCAGCACACCGCAGTGTCGGGGTGGCACCGCAAATCTGGTGAGGTTGACAGGTGATCATCGACCAGCGCGGAGCGTGGGTGCGGACAACCCCCAACGACGACGGCGGGCTCATGCTCAACACCCCCAACGGGTGGGTCACCGAGCAGGAGGGCAGCGTCTACTACACCGCCCCGGACGACGGCTCCGGGCGCAACCCGCGATGGTGGATCAGCAGCGACACCACCGGCACGCCCCTGATGGGTGGCACGGGTGGCTCGGTCCTACCCGCGCTGGGCCGGGCCATCTCGCTCATCTCCGAGCCCATCGGGGCGATGCCGGTACGGGTGGTGGACGTGGACGCCCAACACACCCTGCCGCTGCCCCGGTGGCTGGACGACCCGATGCTGGCCCGCCCCGATGCCCGGTTCGGGGACGCCAAGCAGACCCGCCGCTCCCGGGACCTGACCCGCTCGGAGTACAACTCCCAGATCATCGCCACCGCCGTGCTGCGGGGTAACGCCTTCGCCATCTTCGCCCGGGGCTACGACGGGGAGCCGATGGCCGGGACGTTCCGGCTGATCAACCCGGCGCTGGTCACCCCCGGCGAGAACATGGGCGAGTACAACGTGAACGGCACCGAGACCCGGGGCGGGGTGCTGCCCATCGGCGGCGGGGCCGAGGTCATGCACTTCCGGGGGCAGCCGCCGTACGACGAGAACGGGTGGGGCTACGGGGTGCTGGACAGGTACGCGATGGCCCTTGGGCTGGCCCACGGGGTCCGCAAGTTCGCGGCCGGGCAGATGGTCAACGGTGTCCCGCCCGGCTACTTGAAGGTGACCAACCCGAACCTGACCGAGCCGCAGGCCAACGACCTGAAAGCCAAGTGGATGAGCACCTACGGCGGGTCCGCCCGGTCCATCGCCGTGCTCAACGCGACCACCGACTTTCAGGCGGTGAACCTGACCCCGGTGGACGCCCAGATGATCGACATGATGAAGATGAGTCTGTTGGACGTGGCGCTGGCGTGCGGGGTGGAGCCGTCCATGCTCGGGGTGTCCGCCGACTCCAACACCTACGCCAACGTGGAGTCCCGGCAGATTCAGTTTCAGACCTTCACGCTCCTGCCTCACGTCAGCAGGATGGAGGACACGCTCAGCGCGTACCTGCCACAAGGCACGAGGGTGGACGTGATCATGCGGGCGCTGATGAGAGCCGACACGCAGACCCGGATCGACGGGTACGCCCAAGCCCTGCGGGACGGGTGGATGAACGTGAACGAGGTGCGGGTGCTGGAAGGCTTGGAGCCGGTGGAGGGCGGGGATGAGTACGCCTTCCAGAAGGCCAAGCGGGAGGCCGAGTTGAAGGCCAAGGAGGCGGCAGCCGCCACCGTGATCGAGGCTGCTGGCGCAAGTCAGCAGATGGCGGACAACAAGGGCGGGGTCTCCACCATCGGCACCGGCCCGCAGATCAAGCGGACCAACGCCCTCGCCAACCCCCGCAACTCCAACCCCGAGAAGGTGGCGTAGCAATGCTGATCCCTGACTGGGTGGACGCTCCCGGTGCCGTGCTGGAACGGAAGGCCACCATCACCGTGCAGGACGTGGACTCCAAGCGGCACGAGGTGCGGGGGCGTGTGGTCCCGTATGAGGAGCGGGTGGAGTTGGTGCCCGGCGTCTGGGAGGAGTTCGCCTACGGGGCGTTCACCCGGCAGGCGACCACCCCCGACTCGTGGAGCCGGGTCCGGCTGATGTACGCCCACCACCAAGGCATGATCCCGCTGGGCCGGGCCACCAACCTGACCGAGACCCGCTCCGGGCTGGATGCCATCTTTGGCGTAAGCCAGAGGGTGATCACCGAGGTGGACAAGGGCAAGGAGGCGTGGGTCGGCTTGGAGGAGGGGCTGCTCACGGAGTTCTCTATCGGGTTCCGCTCGGTGTCCAAGGGCGGCACCGAGAAGGTGCCGGTGGGCCGTCACGGTGAGGTGCTGCTGCGGCGGACCCGGGCGCATCTGTCGGAGGTGTCCCTCGTTCCCTACGGGGTGTACGGGGAGGCCGCGTCCGTCGCCGGTTACCGGGGTGCCGGGCACCTGACGATTCAGGAGATACGGGAGATTGAGGGCATCGAGCCCCCCGACCCGTGGGCCGAGGAGCGTAGCCGTCTGGCTGCCTACCGGGGTAACGTTCCGCAGTAGCACGTCCCCGGCTCCGTCGGGATCAGGTGAACCGCCCTGATCAGGTGAACCGCCCCCCGCCCACGAGTCCCCGGCGTTGATCCTTACCCGACGACGCCCAGAAGGGGCAGCCATGAACGTGTTCGAGAAGTGGAAGAAGGAGCGGGACGACGCCCTCGCCGCGATGCAGCAGATCGTGGAGAAGGACGAGCGCACCGACGCCGACACCAAGGCGTTCAACGACCTTGAAGGACAGGTCAAGACGCGCTCCGCCCAGATGGCGGACTACACCCGGTTCACCGAGTACCGCACCGGGGCCGACGCCCTTGAAAGGCGCGGCGAGGTGCAGGACACCGACGCCTTCGGGCAGCCCAAGGCGGGCGGGGCTCCCAAGTCCTTCGGTGAGCAGTTCATCGAGTCCGAGCAGTTCCGGGGCTACCACTTCCGGGGCAACTCCTCCGTGTTCGACATGGAGATGGAGACCCGGGCGCTGATCACCACCGGCACCCCCGACTGGGACAAGGCGCTCTACAAGCCGCAGACGGTGACGTTCGCCTCCCCCACCGACTCCTTCCCCCTGTTCGACGTGTGCTCCGTGGAGACCGTCAGCACCGGGAACGTGGAGTGGGTGCAGTACGGCTACGGTGCCAACGCCGACTCCGACCTTGGGAACGCTGGCAACGCCGCCGCCGTGGTCGCTGAGGGCGCTCAGAAGCCGGAGTCCACGCTCGGTGCCCGGGTTGCCGGGGCCACGCTGGACACCACCGCCCACTTCGTGAACGTGTCCCGGCAGAGCCTTGAAGACTCCGCCCGGCTCCGGTCCATCGTGGACGGGCTGCTCCTGCGGGGTGTGCTCTACAAGGAGCACCTTGCCCTCGCCTCCTCCATCGCCGGGGCGACCCTGCCGACCGCCTCCGACCCGGACCTGCTCGCCGCCATCCGCATCGGGATGGGCACCGTGCAGGCTGCCGGGTGGTTCCCCAACGCGGTCCTGCTCAACCCGGCCGACTGGGCGGCGCTGGACATTGGCGTGATGGGCTCCACCCTCAACGGGCCGCAGACGCGGCAGTCGTTCTGGGGGCTGACCCCGGTGGCTGCCAACACGCAGCCCGTCGGCACCGCGACCGTCGGTGACTTCAAGGCCGGGGTGTCGCACTTCCGGCGCTCCTCCATCGGCGTCTATGTCAGTGACAGCCACGCCGGTAACTTCACCCTCAACATCTTCACCATCCTTGCCGAGCGCCGGACCTACTCCGTGGTGTCCAACCCGTCCGCGCTGTGCGAGGCCACCTCCGGGGCGACGGAGTAGAAGATGGCAGCCAAGGGGCCGCTGGTGACGGTGGAGGACTTGCGCCCGGTGCTGGACGTGCCGGACACGGTTGTCCCCGACACCGAGTTGAAGCAGGTCTGCCTTGCAGCAGACCAGACGCTCCTGCCGCTGCTCACCGACGAGGACCACTCCGACCCGCTCACCCACGCCAACTGTCACGAGGCGGCTCTCACCGTGGCCGTGCAGTTGTGGCAGGCCCGGAACGCCCCGGGTGGGCACATGGTGGGAACGGACCTTGGGATGATCCCGACCCCGCACCTCGCGGGGCCGGGGCTCATCACCCGCGTGGCGGGCTCGCTGGGAGCCTGTCTGCGCTACGGAGGGGCGATGATCGCCTGATGTACAGCCCCTTGACTGAGGCGCGGGAGCATGTCAGGGACACCCTGACAGCCTCCGGCTTCAACGTGTACCCCTACCCTCCCGATGCCCCCAAGTTGCCTGCGGCGTGGATCATGCCCGCAGACCCGTGGGCCGAGCCGGTCACCCTGAGCCGGACCAATGTCCACCTGCTGGTCAAGATGGTCAACTCCACTGACAGCCGGACCCGGGACGCGCTGCCCAACTTGGAGGAGCGGTCGTGGCAGGTGGTCACCTCGCTGACGGACAAGGGGGTCCGGGTCACCGACCTACGAGCCCCGGAGGTTCTGACGCTGGGAACCCTCACCGTGCAGGCGGTTGAGGTTGCTTGTTCGGTTATGTGCGACGACGAAGGAGAGACCTGATGGCGACGACCGTCATTACTGGCAAGAAGTTCACGGTGAGCCTCGGGACGATGGACGGTTCCGCACAGGTCACCACCGGCACGGTGGACGAGTCGAGTTCGTCCAACACCATCCAGACCCTCGCCGGGTCCGCGACCATCAGCCAAGGCGTGGAGTCCACCATCAGCGCCGACTTCCTCTACGACGGGGATCAGGCTGCCGGTGGGTTCTACGGGGTGCTTAAGACGGCGCTGGACTCCGGGGCCGAGGTAGACGTGGACATTGCGGGCGGCACCGACCAGACCACCCCGGCGTCGTGGACGGGCAAGGCTGTGGTCACCTCGCTGTCGGCGGAGTTCCCGGCCGACGACGCCGCCACCTGCTCCGCCGAGTTGACCGTCAGCGGTGCGCTGGCGTTCACCCCGGGCGCTGACACGGGAGCCGCCGCGTGAAGTTCCTGATGGAGTACGACCTCGGGGAAGGCCCGGTGCGGACGTGGGTCAGCGTGCAGGCTCAGGTCGGTTGGGAGTTGCGGACCCACAAGAAGATCGGCGGGATGGCCGAGGGGATCGGCATGACCGACATTGTGGGGCTGCTGCTGGAACAGTTGAAGGTGGAGGACCGGGTGCCGGAGAACGTGGTCAACGAGGCGGGGCTCGCCAAGCGCCTCGTGGACGTGAACATGCTGGACCCCGACGACCTGCCTGCTGACGTAAGCCAGAGCGTGCAGGACACCATCGACGGTTTCCCTACGTACGAGGCCCCCTCCCTGACGGTTCCCTGACCCGGGCGCTGGTACAGGTCTCGGTGCTGACCGGGATGGGGTGGGCCGAGGTGCTGGGGCTGCCGCCGACGGTGTTGGAGACCTACGTGGACGTGATCGCGGAGCGGGAGAAGGTGACGTGAGGTGGCAGGCGAGAACCCGTTGAAGTTGGACGCGGGCAACATCAGGGGAGCCAAGGAGGCCAAGGGCATCCTGCTGAACCTGCCCGACGACCTCGCGGACGACCTGCCCAAAGAGGCGCGACGGATCGCCCGGGGGGTCGCCGCCGACGTGCAGGCGGCGTTCCCCGGGACCATCGCGTTCTTCCACATTCCGTGGAGTCAGGGCTTCGGGAAGTTGGAGCCGCAGATCGTCAGGTACGAGGTGGCAGCCAAGGCCGACGTGAACGAGGACGACGCCCCGGTGGGCTCGGTGCAGGGCAACGACCGGCAGGTGCCCCTGTTCCGCATCGTCGTGGACGGCAAGAACGCGGTGTACGCCGACATGGGCAAGGTCGCCGTGCAGGACGACGCCAAGCGCAAGTCCGGCATCCGGTTCCTGTCCGTGGAGGTCGGCGCTGCGTCCCGGTTTGCGTGGCCGGTGGCGGAGCGGTCCAAGTCCCGGGCTGAGGCGATGCTGTCCCGGGCGTCCAAGAAGTACGTCAAGAAGTACACCGCCGACCTCGCGGAGCCGAGCGAGTAATGGCTGTCGTCCTGCCCTTCGTTGCCACCTTCGTTGACAAGGGTGTCAAGCAGGCCAAGGGTGCCATCGAGGACGTGGAGAGCCAGTGGGGCAAGTTCGGCACCAAGATGAAGAAGTTGGCGGTGCCCGCCGCCGCCGTGGGGACCGCGCTGGGCGGTGCCCTGATGAACGCCAAGAAGCAGGCGGGGGAGGCCGCCAAGAGCCAGAAGGTGCTGAACCAAGCACTCTCCAAGGCCGGGTACGCGGAGAACGCGGCGGCTGCGAACGAGTACGCCCGCACCCTGTCCAAGACGACCGGCATCGACCAGAACGCGATACGTCTGGCGCAAGCCAAGTTGGCGGCGAACAACGACCTTGCCGCGTCCAGCGACAAGATGGGCAAGGCCACCTCCCTCGCTGCCGACATGACCGCTCAGGGCTACGGGTCGATGGAGACCAACGCGGTGCTGCTGGCGAAGGCGTTGGAGGACCCCGCCAAGGGGATGCTGCAACTGAACCGCATGGGCATCACGTTCTCGCAGGAACAGCAGGCCCAGATCAAGGCGGCGATGAAGGCCGGGGATCAGGCGATGGCACAGCAGTTGCTCATCGCCAATGTCACCGCCACCGTCGGGGGGTCGGCGGAGAAGAACGCCAGCAGCACCGCGAAGATGCGGGCTGCCTACGCCGACCTCGCCATCCAGATCGGTTCCTCACTGCTGCCGGTGTTCGGCGCGTTCGCCAAGGCCCTCACCGGGGTGATCAACTGGATGAGCGAGCACATCGGGATCACCAAGGCCCTGATCGTGGTGATCGGTGGGCTGTCCGGTGGCATCCTCGCCGTCAACGCCGCCATGAAGGCGTGGGAGATTGGTGGGAAGGCTGTCAGCAAGGCCAGTGACCTGCTGGACTCCTCGCTGGTAAAGAACATCGCCACCGGGGCTCGGTGGGTCGCCAGCATGGTCGCCCAGAAGGCGGCGGCTGCGGCGAGTGCGATTGGGACCGCCGCCATGACTGCCGCCACCAAGATTTGGAACACGGTTACCCGCACCGCGTCCATCGTGTCCAAGGGGTTCACCGGGGCCATCCGTGGGCTCAACGCGGCGATGAAGGCCAACCCCATCGGCTTCGTGATCGGGCTGATCATGGCGCTGGTCACCGCGTTCATGTACGCATGGCGCAACTCCGAGACCTTCCG